GCTTGACGAAAAGATTACCGAGTACCGGGCGGCCAAGGTTGGCCCGACCTACAGCGTCGAGGGCCGATCGATGGACCACGACGGCCACCGCAAGGCCCTCTTGGAGGAAATCAAACAGCTTCGGCTGCTGATAATCCAAGAGGGCGGGGGCGTTGAAATTCAGACCATCGCTTACGGATAGGAGAGAATCATGGCACCACCGATACCAATCAACAGGCACACCGGCGCCGCGATGATGGTCGACCACGAGTTGACCGAGTTGTTTGACGGTCACGCATTCACAGTGCAATACGAGAGTGTGGCCCCGTTGCCGACGAACATCGGGGAGGAGACGGCGATCGGCTTTCTCACCCCGGCCGCCGCGGTGGCGAGGATTCACTTGACCGTGGACGCTTGGGCAGACGACGAGAGCGTGCTGGAGATTCGCGAAGACCCGACGATCGTGCTCGGCGGGGGGCTTGCTGCAATACCGCTCAATCGAGAGCGAAGCGGCGGGGCCTCTGCCATTCGCGATAATGACGTTGGCAATGGCAATGGCAACAGCGTCAACACCTACACCGTCGCGCAAGCCAACGCTGCTGATCTGGCGATTGGTACGGGCAACATCCTCCACCACGAGACCCTTGCGGTCGGGGCCGGGCCGCCGTTTGGTTCTATGATGAACGGCGTCGTCCGCTCCCAACGCGGTTTCCTGTTGCTGCCGGAGACCGAGTACGTCGTCATCCTCACGAGTTCGACGGTGAACGACACGGTTCACAACATCGTGCTCAACTGGCACGAACACATCGACGCACACTACGGACATTGACCGATGGCCGCACCCACAGACTACTTTGTCGATCCGCTGAATGGCACCGACGATCTTGACGTTGGGCCGCCTGCCCGGGGAACGGACCCGGCCCGCCCGTGGTTGACCGTCCAGTATGCGCTCACTACGGGTATTCTCGCCCGTGACGCCGCCAACGGCGACCAGGTCAACATCAAGTCGGATCAAATCCCCGGCGTCGTGACAACGACCGACGACGTGCTGGGGGCGACCCTCAACCTTGTCGCCTACGGCGCGCCTACCGCTGACGCCCCCTTGATCTTCCGCGGGTACTATGAGGCCGTGGGCGACCGTGGCATCGGCGGGCTTGACGGGGACAACCTCGGGTTCTCCGTGATGGATTCCAACGTGGTGGTGAAGGATTACATCCACTTCATCGATATGCACTGCCACAACACGGGCGCTAACGAGATTCTCTACCTGCGAAATCGTTCGTCAATCATCAACTGTATCCTGGATACGACCACGAACCAAGAAGCGTTTCTGGTTGGAACTTACGGCAGTGTTTCCGGAAACTACCTGGAAGGTGGCGGCGCAACTTACGTCGGCCAGCTCGGCGGATCGTCATGGTGTTACGGGAACATGATCCGCAACGCCGGGGCCGGCGGTGGGATATTCTTGGCTGGCGCCGGCGCTAATGCGGCCAGGAATATCATAGTCTTGGACGGCGCGGCGTCCTGGGGAATTCGCGTCAGCCAAGACTTGCAACGGATTGTTGGAAATTCGATCCTCCACACCAACGTCGGCACGGCTGCGGGCATCTACTTTGACGCACCCGGCCACGCTTCCTGTTCGATCCTCGACAACTTGATTGAAGGATTCTCGGGTGTCGGGGGTAGCGGGATCGACTTTGGAAACCTCACCGAGCACGTCCACCTCTACGCAAATAACGGGTTCCACGACAACGATGGGAACGACGAACGCAACCGGGGCGACATCAACTACGAAGCCGACAACGACCTGGACATGGCCGACAGCCCCTTCCTGAAAGATGGGGCGCTGACCTGGGCCAACAGGTTCAACTATTTCAAGGGCGTCTTGTCCGCCGGCGACACCCGCGGCGGTGCCTACCCGAACGGCTGCCGGTTCGACAGGGGAGCCGTGCAGGTCCGAATCGCGACCGAGCGGGTGATCCCGGCGAAGACCATCACATCGGTTCCACAGCGGACCGTGTTCGACTTTGTGACTGACTGACCATGGCTATCGACCTTTCCGCAGACCAAGCGTTACTTGACAACCTGGAGACGGTTGCCCTCTCCGGCTTCGTCCCTGCGATCCTGGACGCCTACCGCCTGCGGGACCACATCGTAGAAGGCGACTCGGCGGAGGGCGGCTACCTTCACCGCGAGACCAACTGGCACATCGGAATCCAGACACCCCTGGACATTGACCCGCAGATCGGCGACGTGATTACCGATGGGCCCGGCGTGGCGTGGGTGATTCAGGACGTGACCAACCCCAGCCTCAACGATTGCTGGCGGCTGCGGACTCGCGTTGCCAGCATCACGGACGACGTGACGCTGCAAGACCAGGTCACGCTCTACCCGGCCGTGGACACGGTCGACGCTTGGGGGTCGCAGGTCCGGGCCCACACCACGCCGGCCGGATGGTTCACCGGCATCGCTGCCAAGATACAACTGCGGCCGTCGGGGATTGAGGAGTACGCCGGGCAACGGGAGTTCGTGGAGATCTACGACGTGTACGTAGCCGAGGACGTCGGCCAGGTCAACAGCGGGGACGTGCTCAAGGATCAAGACTTGAAAATCTATCAGATCGTTTCCTACCGCAACCGCGTGCAGATCGATGAACTGTCCGTCATCGTTTGCGAACTCAGACCCAGAGCGTAACCATGCCCAACATCGAACAAGCAGCGAAGGTCCTCGCCATGGCAATCTGGTCAGAGCACAAGCTGACTGACGCGGCGGCGCTGCCGATCATCATAGAGGACACCGTGCAAGCGATCCTGCGGATGGTCCCGCACATCGTTCACGACTGGGAGGCCCATCGGGAGGTTCGCTACGTGGACCGCGGCGTCCACAAGATCGTCAAGAGGGTCACGGTGGACTGAATGCAAATCCACAGCATCGCCAAATCATTGAAGGAGATCACGGCCGACACCGCGCTGCCGCTGGCTAAGTTACTGACCGGCGGGCTCCACCACGGGGCCCGGGCATCGCGCACGGCGTTGCGGCCGTTCGGGCTGCTGTCCGTGGAGGAAGTGGAGCGCGTGAGCAACAGCAGCGGCGTGTCGCTCGTGACCTACGAAGTCACGCTCAGCGTCTACGTCAAGGAACTTGTCGGCACGGCCGGCAGCATCCTGGAAACCTTCCACAAGTATTGGGACCGGATCACCAGCCTGCCGGCCCTGGACCCGGACGTCGCCCGGCTGGTCTTGATCCATCCCGGGGCTTCCGAGCTTGGCGAAGCTGCCGAGGAAGATTTAGGTAGCGACATCGTGCTTGGCATCACGACATGGGAAATCCAACTCTCAGAACATAACCCGGAATTAGGAGCTTAACTGTGACTGTCATCAGCATCACTCGCGCGTTGCGTGTTGCGAACGAAGCGGGCATTAGTGGGGCGGAGGCTGTCGAAGTCGAATCGCCCGAGTCTCCGGACCAGGTCATTTCGGCCGGTGCAGAAGAGCAAACGGCGATCGGGGCTTTCAAGGATCATCAACTGCAAGCCTTGTCGCTGGTCTGCGATCAAGACGTGGACGTGCAGTTCTTAGGCGTGCGGTATCCGCTTACCGACTGCGTGCTGATCGGAATGACGATCACCCACGCCGGTGCTGCTGATGATGTGATCTTCTCTGGCGACCTCGTGCGAGTAGAGGGCACTGTTGCCGACGACGGCATCTATCTTGTGGACGGGGCGGCCCCTGGAATCCTTACAATTAGCCCCGGCAATCAATTTCCCGTTGGCGGTGGCGGTGCGGTCGGCACGTTTGCCCGCGTGTGCTCGCATCAGAAAATGGGCTACATGTATACCATCGCCACGGCAACGCTCGCAACCGGCGTGATTACCGTTGCAGGTGACTTGTCTGACATACTCGCGGCTGGTGACTTTATTGCCATCACGGACAGCACGGGAAACAACGGCATCTATGAACTGCTGACCGTTGTGGGAATTGCTGGCCTCACGACGCTGACCGTGGTTGGCGCCGCACTCGAAGACAACACGGACGATGGGCAACTTTACAAGGTGCGGCCCGCCATTGAACTGAGTGCAAACGAGCCGTTCTTGTGGTCGTATGAAAGCGGGATTCAGAACCCGTTCATTCACCCGACGACAAACGAGGGCCTCGACCATCAAGGCGCGTCCCCGATCTACAACGTGGACCGCGGCGACGTGGCCTACTGCATGGTGAACAACCCCGGGGCCGTCAACGCGAACTTCGACGCCCGAATCTGCAAGAACGCAATCATCTTCTAAGGAGCCGGCTATGGCAGTTTTCACGCGAGCGTCTCGGGACTACGATTTTGTGCCCGGCTCCGGGAGTCATGTCGAGATTGCCCAGTACGACCACCTGGGCGTCTTGCAGCCGTCCACGGTCCTGGATGTGCAACAAGGCTTCGTCCGGCAGATCCTCACCAACCAAGACACGACGCACAGCGGGTCCAATGGTGCCGTGCTCCGGACCCGCGTGAGTGCCGATTGGAACTTCGCTCTGGTCTTGTCGTTCCCGGCGAAGCTGAAAGAGGGCCTCTCGCACAGCTTCGTCGAATCGTTGCTGGGCAGTTCACGTAGCGTGGCGATGGCGTTCTTCGTTGGCGACCCCAAATTCTGGACTTCGCAACAGTTGAGTGTCCGCAGCTACCGCGCCACGAAGGCGCTATTGAGCACGGTCGAGACGGTGCTTGATTCGAGCGGCAAGGCGGTGGTCGGGTTGAACATCGCCGGCGAAGGCAACTCGCTGTTGTGGACCTACGAAGATGACGTGCCGATACATCCTGGCGTTTGGTTCTAAGGAGGGCGAGTCATGCCGCCAAGTGTACGGCCGACGCGCCCGACAGAGCCGCTCTCAGGCATCGGTGGCTACATCGAATTCCGCTGGCCCGGGGCTTACTTCGTGGAGGATCGGGAGCCCGAGCGAATCGAGGTTCTGCGGTGGGAAATCCAACGTCAGTTCCGCAACAAGGAACTGGCTATGTCCGGGGGCTACGGGTCGCTCCAGAATCGGCGGGTGGCCGACGGCTTCCGGTTCACGATTCTTGTCGACCTGGACCTAACGCCAATGCGGAAAGCGGGGGTCGTCCCTGGTCCCGGCCCGTCCACCCAGCCGCACATCGACGGCCGCATGGAAGGCGCGCCGGATGACAACTTCTTGATCGCGATCCACTTCCAAGCCGGCGACCCGACGTTCTACTCTCAGCCGAACATCCAGACCATCGCCAGGCCACCCGCAGCCGGCCGGCTTGGCGTGTACTACTTCTGCCCCGAGGTCTTGCTGGGGGAGGTTGTCGTGGTGAACATCTCCCGCGGGGACGTGGTCACCTACCGGATCACCGGAGTCGGCTCCGCGCCGCTACGTCGCTACGTCGACGCCCGGTGGTGTGGGGCCGGGGCGTTGGGGATTGCCCAGGCAGACCAGCAACCAGCGGGGCCCGACGATGCCTTCTGAACCTCCACCGCTGCCCAACCCGAATAAAGACCGCAAGGTGGTCCAGCGCCGCGACGCGAGCGGGAAGTTCACCGGCGAGTTCGTGTTCGCTCCGCCGGACCTGCCAGCCGCGGCCGTGCCTCCGCCGCTGCCGGGCGGCGATGATTTCGTCGAACGACACCGCAGCATGGAAGCCGTGCCACCGCCGCTGCCGGGAACCCCTGTGCCACCGCCGTTGCCGGAAATCGCCACGCCTCCGCCCTTGCCTCCCGCTGCCGGTAAGGCCGCGGCGGGAGCCGCCGGCAAGGCCGCGACCGGAGCGGCGGGCAAACTATTGCCCGGTGCCGCGGCCCTGTTTGTTGCCCAACAGGCGATCGGGTTCGCAGAGCAAGCCGAGCGGGGAAAGGTAATCGGGACCTTGGAGGGCGGCGGCGCTTCCAAGGGGGAGGACGATACGGGCCGCACGCTGAAAGCCCTGTTGAGCGTGCAACAGCGAATCGCTAAGGTAGGTACGCCCGTAAGGGATACCGTCACAACAACCGCCGTAGGGTCAAGGATGTGAGCCATGCCGCAGCCGACGAAGATTGAACAAATGAATCGGACGGTTCACACAAGCCAGAGCGGCATCGAGATCGTGCGGACGTTCTACGTTGAACCCTATGATTCCCATCCTGCGGTCCTAAAGGAATTGCAAGGCGGCGTCGACGTGACGCGGAATGCGGACGGGAAGGCCACGTCATGGGAGCGGACGGCCCCGGCTCGGGACACCTACATTCGGAACTGCTATTGCACGGAGTGCGTCGTCAACTTCGCGGACCCGGACGCCATGGCAAGCAGCCTGGGCTTGCAAGACGATCCTGCCCTTGGCACGTTGCTGGAAAAGCTCGAAGGCCAGCCGGAGAAGACGGCGCTGGGCACGGCCGGGGCAATCATCACGGCCCACTATCGGCCGCTGATTACAGCGTGGAAATCGAGTGACCCGGACAATCCGGACGATGACGTATGGGACTGGATCGACCCGCAGTTCGTGCCGGGCTCTCGGCAAATCGCATGGCCCGACGGGCTCTACATCACGAACGGCATCGACGTGGACAGCGTGCCGGACGACGCCGGCGAAGCACTCCGCATACCCATTTCCGACTTTTCGATCAAGCGGATGTTTGTCGGGAGCATCCCGTGGGGGACGATCGACCGGATGGCCGGCACGGTCAACGCCGTAGACTTCCCGGGGCCGGGCGGCGCGGCGGCTGGCTTGCCGAACTTCGCACCCCGAACGCTCAAGTTTATGGGGGCCGACACGCCCACAATGATCGACAGCGAGGGGGAGCGGTGGTACGAAATCACCTATCGGTTCCGTTGGATTTCGTACTATACCGATAGGCTGACCGACGTGCTCGGCGTGGACTCAGAGGGGCCGGTGACTTGGAATCACGTCTTCACGAATACCTCGTTTCTCGGCTGGCCGACCGGACGGACCGGGTGGTACGAAATCTACGTCGGCCGTCAATTCGTAAAGCATGGCTTCGTAATCCCCGGATTCGGAATCGGTCAACTCCAGCTTTCCGCGGGCCGGCTTCACATCGAAAGCAACTTCATGGAACTGTTCCGAGTGAACGCGGGGTGAATCATGGCGAAGCTCCGTCCCGGCCAACAGGTCACTCCGCAGGCGTTCAATGAACTGGTTGCCGGCAGTTCTCCGTCGGTGTCTGCTGTTGGGATTTCGACGGACCAATCCGTGATGGGTACAGGCTTCGTCCCCGATCGCCACGTCGAACCGGTCTGGGGCGTCATCACGGACAAGGGCCCGGACGATGACAAGAAGTGGGAATTCGAGTGGGAAGAAGTTCATATCGTCAAGGGCGAGTGGGTTCCCGTGAGGACCGAAATCTTTCCCGGCGGCCGTCACTCCCGGCGAGTAGGCTACACGCTGCTGAATCCCGCGCACGAGGTCAACGGCAACGCGGTCCCGATCGGCACGGTCGTTCGCCTGATACCATCCCGGCCGGCGCTTGACGCCGCCGGCGGCTTCCATCGGCTCTGGCAGTTCTCGGCTTCCGTGCTTCGCCCGTTCAAGCTGCTATTTGACCTTGTCCCAACCGGCGGGCCGGAACTCGACACGACGATCACTGCCGAGTGGCTCGACAACCCGGGCGAAGAAGTCACGCTCTACCCAGAACACCGCAGCGGTTTTCCTTCAGGTGACCAGTTCCTTTCCCTTGGCATCGGGCGAGGGCCCGGCGCCTATTTCCGGGGGACTTACGGATGGGCCAGGTATCAACCGAAAGGCACCGCGTACACGGCAGCGGACGGTACGCAAGGTTGGCGCGGAGAGTGGCAAATAGTGACGCTCTATGCCGACTTGATTGCGCAAGTTGTCATCTACGAAGATACCATCGCGCCCGGTGCCGTCGGCAAAGCGCAGCTATTCTGGATCAACAAGCATGTCGACGAGCCGAGCGTAATCAGCAGCGGCTACCAGATCGACGTGTTCAACGACCTAACGACGGCGCTTGACGTGGGCGACGTGCTGAAGGTGCATTTCAGCCGCAACCACTACGTGTGGATGCCGCTGACCTCCACGGGGTCGACGGTCGGGCATGGGATTACAATCTATGCGTCGGCGACCGTCAGTCTCGCCGGTGGGGATGCCATGCTATCCACCGTGCCGATGGATACTGAGATCGCTTCCTACGGCGACGGATTAGAACTGCAATTGGGGACAAACTCAATCAGGAATATCAGCGGCGTTGACCTTGTCGGCGTAGTCGAGTGGTCCGTCTCTGCACAACGATTGCTTGGACCAACGGTCGGGCCCGCTCCGGCAGCGGATGTGCATAGCATCTTGCAGGTTGTGCTGTTCAACGACAACCTGGAGATCACAGGGAGCCAAGGGCAGATGTCCTCCAGCCGGCGAAGGGTGTCCGGCGAAGGGGACCGCGCCGTGAACTGCATCGCCGGGCACGTTGTCCAAAAGCTGGAGGCGGGCAAGACGCTGCGGGTCCGGATTCGCAAAATGCTGAGCACCTGCTATGACGATGGATGGAAAACGCTGCCGACCGAGTGTCACCTGACGTTTACCACGATCCCCGGCGCCGTCCTAAACGAGGACTGACATGGCCACAGCAGCCGTAAGACGATTGCAGGCGAAGGTCGCCGCGCACAAGAAGCGGCGGACACGCACCGCCGGCCGGCAGCGGTTGACGCCCACGGCTCACGTCCGCAAGGTGAAAGTCATCGTGGCCCCCGAGGCGGTGCCAAAACGGGAGAAGGTCAAGGTCCTGAAGGGCCAGATATCCCCGAAGGCAAGAGCGGGGAAATTCCGAAAGGGGCCGCGCTACAAGTCGATCGTGGGTCGCGAGGAAGCGCCCCAGGCAAGAGCCAAGGCGGTCAGTCAGTATGGCCGGCTTTCCGAGGGCGACGTGCTGGAAGAAGAGGTCGTCAACTCCTCGTGGGTCAAGCGAATCTTCTTGATCGTCTGGGGCGGTCGACCAGCTCTGGCGGTCGAGTTTAACCGAATCACGGTGGTCTACCCGACCACGAACGTCACGAATTTCAAACACATGGCTGCGGCTGCCTCCAAGGGCAAGTACGTTTGGGCGGCGTTGTACCACGGTATCCCCAAGGCCGGCGCGCCGTATGTCCCGATTACGATAAGGTGAGAGTATGCGAGACTTCCACAAACTCAGCGAAGACGAGCGATACGCCCTCTACTTCCAAGAGTTCCCCGAGCGGAGGCCATCTTGGAAACGTCACATCGGGACTGCGTTCTGGACGTTGTGCAAGATGGCCCTGCCGTTGGCAATCCTCTGGCATCTAATCCGCCTGGGGCCCTGACATGGGACTTGAAGCTCGCAAGTCGAAAGGCGGCCGGCACACCGATGTCGAACGCGAGCGAAGGCTGGTCGGGACCCTGGAGCTTCTCGACCTGCCCAACCGCAACCGCGGCGTCTGGCAGAAAGTGATGGCCGAATTCGGCGTCTGCAAGAGCACAGCACAGCGCTTGATCCGGAATGCGAAAGCGGCGATTGCCGCCGACTATCACTCGACCTCAGAAATCCACCGGGCCCGGGCACTCGAGCAGATCGAGGAAATGATCGAGGGCAACATGGTCAATGAATCACTGCGGCTGTCTGCGATCAAGCTCAAGATCGACTTGCTCGGTCTGGCAGCCCCGCAGAAAATCGAAGCCTCAGTTACGGCCATGCCTTACGATCCGATCGCGGCCTACACGGCCGACCCGGGCCTGCGCGACCGGGCCTTGCAACTCGAAAGGGACATTGCCGATGCCGACACTGCTGCACGCGCCCTCGACACTGGGACGGCTGGCGGTGCCGGGCTGGCAGTTCCCGCCGCACATCCGGGCGCTGGAAACGGCCGTGATGGAAATGCTCTCCAGCCCGGACCGAAACCGGCTGATTGTTGAGATTCCCGTCCGGCACGGCAAGAGCTACTATTGCAGCTATCTGCTCCCCTCTTGGCACTTGATGGTGCGGCCCAATCACAAGGTCACGGTGGTCAGTTACGGTGGCAACTTCGCAACGGAATGGTCGAGTCGCATCCGTGATCTTGTTGGGGAGTGGGGGCCCTCCCTGGCCGGCGTGGGCCTGGACCCTAATTATCAGAGCCGGGGCCACTTCCGTCTCAGCCCGCCTCACACGGGTGAGCTACGTGGCCTTGGCATCGGGGGGTCGCTCGCGGGGACAGGTGCCCACCTCTTGATTGCGGACGACTTGATTAAGGAGATGGCAGAAGTGGCGACCGAGGAAGCCCGGGCCACGCTCCACCAACGGTTTCACAGCGAGCTACTGACCCGTCTGGAGCCCGGCGGCAAATGCGTCATCGTTATGAGCCGGCGGCATCCGGACGATCTCTCGGGCAGCCTACTCGCACTGAACGCCGATCTGGAGCCGGCGGAGCGGTGGCACCGGATCAAGTTCCCGGCCCTGGACGAACACAACAAGGCACTATGGCCGGAACGATACCCCGCCAAGAAACTACTCAGCATCAAGCGGGACCAAGAGTTAGCCGGCACCCCCTGGATTTGGCATAGCCTCTACCAGCAAGACCCGGCGACGGCCGCCGAGTTGTGCGAGTGGCCGGCGTCGTACTGGGACGATCCGTTTTTCTACAGCGACCGGCCGGCGTTCACGCCGAAGCTGCGGTTGATGGCCTTGGACCCCAGCATGGGCAAGGACAAGAAGAAAGGTGACTTCGCCGCTTTGCTTTACGGGGAAGTTGACCCGGAAGACACATTGTGGATCGACGATCCCGTGATGGTCCGGGTGCCGCTGACGCAGTTGGAGGACACGGCCGTAGCCATGCTATCGGCCCGGCGGCCGGACGCTTTCGCGATCGAAATCAACGGATTCCAGGAAGTCGTTGCCGCGAACATCCACGCCAAGGCCCCGGCACTGGCTCCGATCTATCCGTACAACAACAGCCGGGCGGAGGCCGTGGCGGCCCTACGACGTGGTTCGAAGCCCGGGACCTCGGCAACCGGCAAGGGGAAGGAAGTCGACATCCGGATGCTCTTGACACCACTGCTGTCACTCCACCGGCTGCGCATCCGCGACACGCCCCAGGGGCGCATCCTCGGTCAGCAACTCAGGGACTTCCCCTTGGCTTCCCACGATGACGGGCCCGACGCCCTCGCCCTCATGGTCCGTCTCTGGCGGGACTTGATCCAGGGCCGCGGCGGTCAGCAAACGGGGGACATCTCGGTCTCGACGCAATGATCGGTTGTGAAAATCCGGCCAGAAAATTCGGCGGTAATTTTACGTCGCCGCGTAAGATTTTACGTCGCGTACAGGCACCGTGGCTGCGCACACTACTGCGCACACTACTGCGCACACTACGCTTGTGTGCGCACCCCCCGCTCCACCGTCCGGAATCGGACACAGTGTAACGCCGCGGAATTACTTCCCGAAATCCGCCCAGATTCGATGGATTCCGCTTGACGGAATCCGCAGGGACGCTAGATTCCGGATATGGACAACCTGACAAACACAACACGAAACACGCTACCGGCCCGGAATCTTGGCGGTTCTGCCGCTCAGGTTGTCCACCCGGGTCGGTGGCTTTTCTGGAGGATGATTCTATGACTACGAGTTTGAAGTTTCGTGATGGCATCCTAAGCGGCAGCGAACACTACGACTGTACGCTGTCCGTTCAAAACTGCGACCGCTTCCTCACGATCATCGGCAAGAATGACACTGGAGAGCACGTCCTGTACTTCACGCCGCAAGAGGCCGCGAAAGTGTGCCGGGAACTGACGGACACGCTGATCAAAAGGGGCGCCGCCTCGTGAACGAAAACCCAACCCAACACGAAAGCGACGCCGCGGCCCGCGAGGTCGACGGCGAGCCAACGCTGGTAATCCCCGATCGAACCGGCAGCATCGGGGCAAGCGACGCGGCGGCGGCCCTGGGCATCTCGCCTTGGAAGTCGCAATTCCAACTGTGGGCAGAGAAAACGGGGATAGCCGAACCGCCGGACCTGGACGCCGTAGAGGCGGTCGAGTGGGGGACCCGGCTCGAACTCGTGATCGGTAAGGCGTTCGCTGAGCGATCGGGGCGAGACATCCGTTACAACTTTGACCAGACGGTTGAGCGTCACCCCGATCGGCTGTGGATGACAGCAACGCCCGATGCCTTCCAGACCAACGGGAACGGCCGCGGAAAGGGCGTGCTACAAATCAAGACGACAAGCCTGTGGAATCAAAAGGAGTGGGAAGACACACAGCCGATCCACTATCAGGTGCAAGTGCAGCATGAATTGGCCGTTACCGGCCTGAATTGGGGCACGCTTTGCGTTCTTATTGGTGGTCAGAAGATGCTCTATTTCGACGTGGACCGCAACGAGCGGTTCATAGAAGCGATGATCGCTAAAGAAGCATTCTTTTGGACCCAGGTTCTCGACCGTACCCCGCCCGACCCCGACGGATCGATCGCGACAACCGACACGCTGAGACGGCTCTACCCGCGCGACGACGGCGAGACGATCGTTCTTCCTGACGATGCGTTCCACTGGGATGAAGAGTTGCAGGTGTGCAAAAAAGACATCAAGGCGCAGGAGAACCAACGCCGGATGTACGAAAACAAGATCAAGGCCGCGATGGGCACGGCCACGCGCGGCGTGTTGCGGAATAGCAGTATGGCCTACACGCACAAGCTACAGACCGTCAACCACAAAGCCAGGAAAGCCTGGACCAACGAATTCCGTGTACTAAGGAGGTGTAGGTAATGAGCCAACCACAGCAACCGCCACCGCTGCCGGAAACTACGGCGCCATCGGCCAGTCTGCTGACCGGTCTGCTGAAGGGGCCAACCACTTCGGCGCGCAAGTTCGTGCCTGAGCGGGTTGCCGCTTTCCTCGGCTGCGACCAATCGCGGGTCTTCGACGTCTTGCGCGTCATCTGGACGACAACCAAGGGCACGCCGCCACTCACCAATCAAGAGTTGATGGTTGGCATGGCCCTAGTCGCGAGATACGAGCTTGATCCCTTTGCCCGGGAAATCTACGTGACCCGTGGCAAGAAGGGCTTGATGGTCATCGTTGGCGTGGACGGTTGGATTCGCGTTCTTGACCGGACCGATCATTACGATGGAATGGACGTGAGCATTGACAGAGACGGCGATGACAAGGTCGTCTCCGTGACAACGACGATCTATTCCAAGAACCGGAGCCATCCAGCCCAGTACGTCGCGCTGGCCGACGAATACCGCAAGCTAGCAGGTCCGGTCGCCAGTACAATCTTTATCCACATGCTTCGTATTTTCAGCTTGAAACACGCGGCCCGGCTGTTTGTGCCACTCGGCTCCGTCGTGACGGAAGAAGAGGCAAATTGGATGGCCGACGCTCCGCCGGTTGACCCCGTCACCTCCCTGGACAACCTGGCGGACAAGCTGACCGAGCCTCCGCCGCTGCCGAGTATTCCAAAGCCTCCCCCGGCGCCGCCTCCCGTGGACCCGAAGTTCCAGCCCCCGACACCGGAGGATATCGCCGCAGAGCAAGCATTTATAGCCGAGGCTCTCGCCGTCCAAATTGCCGAGGCAGACACAGCCGACGAGGTTTCGACGATCCGCAAAACGATCGTCCTCTCGGTCGGTGGCGGCACGCTGACCGAGGACCTGGCGGACCAACTCTACGAACTGGCGAACGGCGCGACGGATCGAATCGGAAAATCCTCCACCCCTTGATCGTCATGGATGAACCAATCCTAAGGGTCGTCGACTGGGATCGGCACTTCGAGAACAACAGGACCCGGAGCATGAAGATGATGCAGTGGGTCCCCCTGCCGAACAAGCACGACAGCGACGGTTACACCGCGCTACTGGACCACCCTGACGGTGCCCTGCACTACGCTTGCTGGGTTGTCTGCACCCAAGTGGCAAGCAGGTGTCACCCTCGTGGCACCCTCGTGCGGGGCACTGGCGAAGGGCACGATTCAGCCTCCCTAAGCCGGATGACGCGCATTCCGGCGAAATGCTTCGACGCGGCGATTCCGCGACTGATTGCGGTCGGCTGGTTGGAACGTATCTCCAGTGATGGCAAGGTTTTAGAGCAAGCCTGTCAGGAGGGTGACAGGAAGGTGCCAGATGCGCGTCAGGAGGGTGCCCGGAAGGGAAGGGAAGGGAAGGGAAGGGAAGAGAAGGGAAAGGAAGGGAAAGAAGGCTGCTGCGCAGCTTGCTCGGAGCCGGACGAGCCGGCGTCCGAGCCGTCGCCCGCGTCAGCCACTAATTCGATAGATCGTGGGTTCGACGAATTGAAAGCGGTGGCCAACGCGGCCGGCAGGAAAATGGCGAAAGAGCGTCAAACAGCCGTTCTAGCCAAATTTGAAGCGGCAGCGTCCAAGCCGTCGCCCGTCGTGATGACCTTTCCGGTCTATGGAGATCCCAAGAAAAGGACCTGGGACCTCACGCCGGAGAAGCTCGGAGAGTTTGAACTCGCTTTCCCGGCGATGGACGTACTCGCGGAGTTCGGCCGTGCCTGCCTCTGGTTGAACAACAACCCGACGAAGAAGAAAACGGCCCGCGGGATGCTGGCCTTCCTGGGGCGCTGGCTCGGGCGGTCGCAGGATCAAGGCGGCGGCACCCGGCCGCTCCCGCCGGAAGATACGGGCGGCGTTTCCAAGGGGCTTGACTTAGGAGGTCCATGAAATGGCCAAGCAAACCACGACTGAAAAACTGACGGCGTCACAATTGGCAAGCCAGTGTGTCGCCAGATCGAATATCGCGAAGGCGGCACAGATAGCGGCATCGTCCGCATGGGCGGCTGCTGCTGTGGCTGCGGAACAAGCGACAAACGCTGCCGATTTTGCGCAACGTGCGTCAGCAGCGGCAGAAAAGGCCGCGAAGCTATGATGACCTACGACGAATGGAAGCTGGCGTCGCCTCACGAGGACCGGCCGGAACTGCCGGACGAAGGCGACCGGGCCGACGATGCCCATGATTTCGGATTTGGCGGAAGGCCGCTGCCTATTGTGATGCGGAAATGTGGCTTGCCACCTAGATTGCTGGACCGGGCCGACGATGCCCGTGACCGGGAGGACGACCGATGAGGCGGAGACCCTTCGGATACGCCGACGGCCACGCGTGTTGTAAGGATTGTCAACACGCAACCAAGAGCCCGTGGAACACTAGGGCGCGATGGCGATGTTCTCGGGTCCTTCCTTCGCGGGCAGTAGGTGCCAGGAAGACTTGCCCTTACTCCCAATGGCGACCCACGAAACGGAGCGTGCAAAATGACCCGCGATGATTTCGACAACTGGTTGGAAGTTCACACCGCCTGCTTTCCGGGCGTGGACGACTGGCTACGCAAGATGGGCGAAAGCAAGCGGGTTGGCGTGCTGACGGAATGGTTCCATCTGCTGTGGGAGACTCCGGCAGAAGACGCCATCCGCGCTAGCCGAGCGATGCACGCAGACGACAACCTGGAGCCCAAGGGTCACGGGAAACACCCCGTCGCAATCCTGCGCATAGCCAGGTCCTACAGCCGAGAGCGTGCCCGGGCGGTGGAGCAAAAGGCGCGCTGGTTTGCTCCGGTCGATGGCGACACGACGTTCGCCTGCCGTGATTGTCACGACTGCGGCTTGATTGAGTGCTTCCACCCTAAGACGATTGCCGAGATCAAACGGGCGGCCGATGGGGATCGCGTCAAGGTCTACCGAATCACGCGAGCTTGCGACTGCAAGGCCGGCGAGGAGTACGCGCGTCAGTGTGGCGTTGTCGGCGAAGACGACATGCGAGAAGTGTACCGCGACGGCGACGGTATCCGCTGCCAGCTTGACCCTAACAATCCGCAGGACCGGGCGCAACTGCTCGGCTCACCTGCGGGGGAGTTGTTTTGATGCGCACGAGCAGCCTTGAGCGAAAGTTCCTGATCTTGTGGAACTGGCAGGCCAGCGCGTGGCCTGAGCCCGAACGGGAGGTCCGCTTCCACCCTGTGCGGAGGTGGCGGTTCGATTTCGCATGGCCGGCGCACCGCGTGGCGGTCGAAATGGACGGCGGGATTTTCACTGGCGGTCGCCACGTCCGCGGCCCTCAGTATTCGGCAGGATGCGAAAAGCGAAACGCGGCCGTCGTGCTGGGGTGGCGCGTGTTGACGTATACGACGCTGGATATCCGCAAACGTCCGACTCAGATGATCGAAGAAATCATTTCCTTGCTGGAGCAAGGGAAACAACCCGACGGCGAGGATCAACTGCGGTTGTTCTCGCCGAAAACCTAAGGAGGATGCGATGGTTGAAAAGGAGCAACAACTGATCGATGGCGCGTCGGATGTGCCGTCGCGACGTGTGAAGGACACGGCGCGGAAGTACGTGAAGGCGCTGCACGAATGGAAAGAACTCGGCAGCGTGTTGGAGGTGCTCAAGCCGGCCGTCATGGAGAAAATGACCGAAGATGACGTGCGAAGGTTGGAGGTCAGTTTCACAGACGGTGATGCGACGATTCGTTACCAAGTCGACCGAGAAACGAAAGACGAAACAAGAATCAAGTGTAAGAAGCTCAGTAAGAAGCTCAGCGATCCCGCTGAGTAACTCCCAACCCCTTTTACGATTGGAGCTTGTGATGGACTGGAGTATTTTGATTGCTGCTGTGATTGAGGCAATTGTTGAATGTCTGAAGGAACGCAATCGCGACCGGATCGAATTCGGGTTGAACAATCCCGGCTTCCGTGAGGCGTTCGCCCTGCGGCGAGTGTTGCGCGACCAGGGCATGCGCGGCCGTGAGTTGCGCCTTACCGTCGATGACGGCATGACCTACCTGGCAGGCATGACCGTCGAAGACGTGGCTTGCTTGATGGATGACGCCGACGCCGTCTTGCGAGGGGAGGAAGGTTGACCATGCGACCGCTCTTGACTTCCCTCGTGTTGCTGGCGGCCACCGTCGCCGGCGGACAGTCACCCACCACCCTGGCCCCCGGCGCAACCACCGTGGTTGCGGCCGGGGGCCTGGCCTTCGTGGTCCACGCGCCGATCGACGGCACGGTCCCGATCGTGGTCGCCGTGTTCCGCTACGGCGGCGACGTGCCGCCCGTGCCGGTCCCTCCGGTTCCCCCGGTGCCGGTCAAGGTGTCGGGGGTCTGGATCATAGAGGAGCAAGCCGACCGGACGGCGGCGCAGGCGAAGATTCTGGACGATCCGGTATGGCAGGCAGCGGCCCTGGCGAAGGGATTGACCTACCGGATCGAAGACAAGGACCTGCCGACGCTGCCGGGGCCGATCGGGGAGGCGGCCGCGGATACGACGCTGCCCGTGGTTTGCTTCGTCGGCTCCGACGGTAAGCCGGTTTCGGTTGTTCCGTTGCCGGACACCGTCGAGAAAATGCGGGCGATGATTGGAGGATTGAAATGAAAGGTTACCGCAAAGCCTTCGCGGGAGATGTCCGGTGCGAAGAGTGCGGGAACGGAGGGCCGCCAGACAGTAAGACGCGAGGATGGTGGCGTTGCCGGTATTACTTGCTGCACCCCAGCTACCCGAGCCAAACCGTGGCCGTCGGCCGGGGTATGACCTGTAAGCACGCAAAACCCAAGGAGAATTGAAATGACTGCCAAAGAAACTGTGGACGCCGTCCGGAACACCATCGCCCGGTCGACATGCGGCGAACGCGAATTGTACCAAGCCTTGATGGCTGAGGCGGTAGGCTGGGATATGAGGCTACAAGAACTCAGTGAGGAGGAAGGAGAATGATGCACGCACCACCAATCGGAACTGAATTCGGTGCCCTGCCGCGATCCACGGTCTACGGCGACGGCACCTTTCCAAAATGGACGGATTGGTTCGAATTGATCGCCCGCCGGCTCTGGGTGCCAACGTCCATGAACCGGCACGTCAAGACGATCTATTCGCAGCTTGACGGTATGTGTACCAGCAACGGCGCCTGCGAAACAATGATGACGGAGCGGTCGATCCGCGGCCGTCCTCACGTCGAACTCTCACCGGAACACCTCTTCGGTCAGCACAGCAAGTGGGGCCAAGGTTCGACGCTTGACGAGAACCTGAAAGCGATGGTTGACGTTGGGGTCTGCACCCGGGCGAAGGTGCCGCAAGATGCTTGGCGGCCGTCCGACTGGCCGGACGACGCGGAGGCGGATGCGGCACAGAATCGGATGCTCGAGTGGCTCGACCTCAACGCCGATTTCGACGCGGTCGCCACGGCGATACAGCAGCACCGGCCTTGCCTGATCGGCGTTCGGTGGCCGGGTAGCCGCGGCGGCGGTCACGCCGTCTGTGCGACCCAGCTTGACAGGGACGATCGGGGCTGGTTGATCCGCGGCCCGAACTCGTGGAGTGAGGATTGGGGGGAGTCGCCTGGGTATACCAAAGCAGATTTCGAGTGGCTGCACATTCGCAACCTACCCGGTGTCGTGGGCGGTTTCTACACGCTTACGGAGGACCAATGCCGCGATTTTAGCTCATTTGGCTGCTGGGCGGCAGGGTCAAGTACGGATGGCGTCCCCCAAATTAAGGAGGCTGTTCCGGCAGTGAGTACATGAAAATCTGGCTTGTGACTTCCGGAGAGTGGGAGGATTTGTGAGCTACGCCGCTCATTACAAGTACGATGTGGATGATGAACCATTCGACCTGAATCCACCAATCCCCCAGACTCCGAAGGTAAGGTCCCCCCCGTAGGTGTACCCTGCCAGCAATCTGGGCACGTAGTGCCCTTGCATTAGGCAGGCGTGGCGGTATGATTCCCGAAAGGGAGTAGATCGCCATGCCTACCTTTCTTGAGTCACTTGCGCAGCGTGAACACGTTGCCGAGCAGACGCAGCTTGCCTTGCTCCAGCGTGAAGAGCGCGTCCTGAAGCGGCTGAGGGACGTTGCCAAGAGGCAAGTCTTGGAGGATGCGTGGGCTTCCGCCGATCCGTACACGAGCAGCACCGGCTACGCGGCCGGGCTCGGCTCTGCGGCCAACGATCTACTCCATTACAGGGCGATCGGCCGGCACTCTGCACGCCCCGGCTCTCGACAGCACGGGGCTCTGCCGCCGTTCTACTTCACCGAGGAGCAGCGTCGGCACTCGGTCGAGGTTGCGAGGATTCTGGAAGCCTTCTGCCCCACGGCCGTCTGCGTGTTGGACGTGCTCTCTCAGTTCGTGATCTTCACGGGCTTTGAGTATCGGGTCGTGCCACGCGAGCAAGACGGACCGCAGGACCTTGCCGACGAAGCGACCGAGTTTATCGACAAGTGGCAACGTGACGTTGACTGGTACTCGTGGGAACTGGAGTTGTTCCGTCGCACCCGACGCGATGGTGAGGCTTTCTTGATCTTGCAGCCGGACGATCTGACGGGCTCCCTTTCCCTGCGGTCAGTCGAGCCGGAGCAAGTCAAGGAGCCACAGAACCGCAGTGCGCTCAACAGGCAGCTTGGCGTAGGCGGCGGCGAGTCGTGGCGGTTCGGCATCCTCACGACGAAGGAAGACACGTCCAAGCCGCTCGGCTACTGGGTGGTGAGCCAGTACAACGACACGCAACAGCAAGGCGTGTTCTACGAAGCTGACGAGGTATTCCACCTCAAGACCGAGTGGGTCGACCGGCAGAGCAAGCGTGGCGTGTCGGACTTCTTCTGTGTCGCCAACGATCTGCCCGGCGTCAGGAAGCTCTTGCGCAACCTCCGCGAGGGTGCGACCGTGCAAGCGGCGATCGCGTGGGTCCGCGAGCATCCGGAAGGCGTGATGCCGGAGGCGATGGGCGGGAGCATCACAACCACGCGCACCGGCCGGCAAGCCGAATCGATCCAATACGAGGGGCCGACGATCTTGTCCGTCCCCAACGGAATGAAGTACACGGCGGGGCCACTGGCGGGTACTGGTCAATCCGAAACCTTAATCCAAGTTCTGCAAGCCGCACTGCGGAACATTGGAGCAAGGTGGCAGATGCCGGAGGGGATCGTCTCTGGGGATGCGTCCAACGCGAATCTCGCCTCCGCGTTGGTTGCCGAGGGACCCTTCACCCGAGCCCTCCAAGCCCGCCAGTGGTTCTACCGCTCCGCGTACAAGCGGCTGATTGAACGCGTGATTGATCACGCCGCGATCCATGGCCTACTCGGCCCGGCCCGGGAGAACATCCTGGACGATATCGAGGACAATGTTGAAATGCCGCCGGTGGTCGCCCGCAAGCAGAAAGAAGAGACCGATCGCAACGCTTTGCTGAATGAGCGGGGCGTGCTCAGCAATCAGAGTTGGGCCGCTCGTGAGGACCTCGATTTCGACGCCGAGCAACAGAACATCGAAGAGGACCCGATCGAGCCGCCGTCGATCATGCTTGAAATGGACGCCGTGTCGGGCTCACCCTCCGCCACGCCGTCGGAGAACAGTACCGAGTCAAACAGCGAAAGGGTATCGTGATGATTACGACGATCATCTGCATCGGCTTCATGGTGGTTGGTTTCCTCGTGATTGGATATGTGGCTGTGGTGGACGAAATCGAATACCACCGCCCGCGAAAGCCGGAACCGCCGATGCCCGGTTGCGGATTGTGGTTGCCAGACGAAAGGGTTTCGTGATGCCAAGGCTTTACCAAGTCCTAGAGTACAGCCGAGCGCCCGTAGTCGGCGGCGTCATCAAGGGCGTCAAGATCATCGGCACGCGCAGCAGCAACGGCCGCGTCTACCCGCAGCCCGTGTTGCGTGCCGCCATCCCGCTCTATGAAGCGACCGCCGTCTACGTCTATCACCCGACCGATCCGGAGAAGCGACGGGGAAGCCGGCAGCTTGTCCATCACTTCGGCAGTCTGTCGAACGTCCACGAGCGCTTCGACGGCAAGATCGGGCTCGGCTTATGGGGCGACCTGCACGTCAAGCAGAGCCACCCCATGGCGCAGCTTATTGTCGAGTCGAGCGGCCACAACTTCGGGCTCTCGCATAACGCTGTTGTTGAAATGAACGACGACCAAACGGAGGTTGTCAAGATTGTAGAAGTCAACTCCGTGGACCTGGTCGATGACCCGGCCACCACGGTCAACCTATTCGAGGAGATCGATGACATGGGTTTGGAAGAACTTCAGAAGAGCCTGGACGAAATGAAGGAAGCGATCGACGCCGGTACTAAGGCGCTGGGCGATCGCGTCGCCGTATTGGAAGCGGCGAAGGCAGAACCCAAGCCGGAGCCCAAGCGGATCACGGCTCTGGAGAACGTGACGGAGGGCGAGGGCGACGTAGCCCCGATGGGCAACAGCCACGAAGACCTGCTGGCCGTCGTACGCGGCTACGCCATAAACTAGGAGAACCGTTATGCTGAGTATGAAGAAATCCCAGATGATGACTGGGCGCCGCGATGTGTTCACCCTGGAAGATGACTTCGGCCACTGGGTCGACAACGATGCCTGGACCGAAGAAACCGACACGGGTGCAATTGCCGAAGTGGATGCACCCCACGGACTCCTTCTGATTCCGACAACGGCCGTCAACGAGGATATGTCTTACCTGCGAAGCAAGCAGGAGCACTTCCTCTTCCAAAACCTGAAGCCGATTTGCTTCGAACAGGAAAGCTACTACTGGGGCGCAGTCTCACACGGTGCAGACGAAGAGAACGTCTTTGTTGGCATGATGAACGCCCTGACCGCGGCGGCGCAACCGATGCAAGACGCCGGCGCCGGCCCCAAGGCCGACTTCTGCGGGTTCGGGTTCTACAAACTTGACGGCGGGGTTGTGTGGAACACGGTTGTTGACAACCTCACCGACTTCGTGCAACGCACCCAGGCCTTGACGTTGGCGAACCCCCGCAACCTGGCCGGCGAGAAGATCGACGCGGACGAAGACACGCTCTACAACTTCCGCGCCGAGTGCAACCCGGTCTGCATGAAGACGGCGGCGATCCTCAACCTGGACTTCGATTTCTGGATCAACGATCGTCACGTCGTCCACGAAAACTGCGACATGACCATCGCCAACTTTACCGCAATGCACTTCGGCTTTGGCGTTCACAACGGAACCGCCACCGCAGCCAACGTCGAGGCGTCGATGCACGTGGACTACGCCTCCGCCTCACAAATCAGGATTGACGCCATCTAGGCGGAAAGGAAACCATCATGTTAGTTCAAGCAAAAGACCTCCGCAGGATGTGGGACGAAAAGGGCAAGGCACGAACTTTGCATTTCGTCCAAGAGGGGCTCGAAAAGAAGGATTTCGGAAGCTACGACTTCTCGCTGCGTGACATGGCGGAAAACCTGGTTCCCGACGGCCGCGAGTTCGTGCGCAGGTTGGACCCAAGACGCAAGAGCCACGTCATGGAAGACGCGGCCGCCGTCGATACGTCGGCCTTCTCGTCGATCAACAGACAGATTCTCTTCTCGGCAATCAACGAAGCAATGTCGCTGGAGACGTTGATCGGTGACGACCTTGTCACGACGATGCCGTCGACCCTTCAGGAAGACGAACTCATTCCCGGGATCACCGTGGACGCCGATGACGACGTCGGCGAAATCGGAGAGGGCCAGGAGTACCCGCTTGCGGGCCTTGCGGAGGAAAAGATTCGCATCCCGCGTGCCGAGAAGCACGGGAAGATACTGGGGATCACCAAGGAAGCGATCATCGCCGACCGCACGGGCCTCCTGATCGAGCGTGGCCGCAGCCTGGGCACAAGCCTGGCGATTCGGCGAGAGAAAGCGATCATCGACGTGGTGATTGGTGGAGTCAATCCATACGTCCGAAACGACATTGCCCGCAACACCTACGCGAACATTGCCGGTGTGTCGTACTTCGACAACATCATCACGGACATTTTGGTCGACTACACCGACCTTCAGGCTGCCGCGGAGTTGTGGAACTCACTCAGTGAGCCGAACATCGGCGAACCGTTGATGCACAATCCCGACACGCTGATCGTGTGCCCGACGCTTTCTTGGACGGCGAAGGCGATTCTCCGCGATACGACCGTGGAGCTTGGGTTGACCGACACGCCCCCCGGTATCCGGTCGATTGGTTCCAATCGCATTCCGTGGAACCTGACGTTGAAGACCAACGAATGGGTCACGCGACGACTGATTGCCAACAACGGCAACGGTGGGCTGACATCGGGCGATCGCGCCCTTGCCAACGCCCATTGGTTCCTGGGCAATCCCAAGAAGGCGTTCCTGTGGAAGGAAATCTGGCCGCTGACGGTCGAGGAGGCACCGATGAACAATGAGGCCATGTTCACATCAGACATCGCTGCCCGCTTCAAGGTCTCCTTCAAGGGTATTCCAGCCGTGCGGGAGCCCCGCTACATGATCCGTTCCGACGGCACCGCGTAACCGGGAGGTCATCATGGAAGTTTTCGACCCAGTCCTACAGGCCGGTGCGTTTGGCTTGTGCGTGTTGGTGATTGGCATCCTGGCCTTCGTCGTCAAGCGGCTGTTGGGGATCATCACCAACCACTTAAACCACCTGCAAACGAGCATCGACAGCCTTCCCTGCAAGACCGGGGG